TCTATCAAAAACATCAGAAGTGTTAATTTCATAACCTGGTTCTAATTTTTTTACTGAAGATGCAATATTTGGGTCAGGATATCCATAAGGACCATAAATTGGATTACCATCATAAGCCCATCCAATGATTTTAGAAGCTTGTGTAGCATTTTCATCGAATGAATTTATATAATTTTGATTATATCCACTCACACTATACCCTAAATCATTACTAGTTTTTAATAATAATTCACTACTTTGGTATTTCTTACTTATATCAATACTTAATGGTCTTACATTAACATCAAGTAAAGCATTCTTTCCTGCTGCAACAACCATTATAGAGGTATCTAGACTAGAATATCCAATTCCTGGATTAATAATCTCTACACTAGATATTTTATTATTCATAATAACAGCTCGTAAGGAAGCTCCACTTCCCTTACCACTAGAATCTATAATATTCAAGTTTGGAATGGAGAAATATTCCTCCCCACCATATTGAAGATTGACCGCATTAATTTTACCATCCACTATTATGGGTTCTAATTGAGCATTCTTACCTGTTTTTATAGAAATTATTGGTTTATTTTCGAAATTTAGTATAGAAGAACCATATCCAGTACCAGTTTCATAAAGATAAGCATCAATAATAGATCCTCTTACCGTTGGAGTCAGAATTACAGTTTCTACAGTTTGAGTAGTAGTTCCAAATCCCACAGGAGCATAGTTTAAAGAGACTATAATGTCTGGATATGCAAAATTATGATAACCAGTTCCAGTAGATCCTAAACTGACGTAATTTTTTGACGTATAATTGCTTTTTATTGTTCCTCCAATCCCTGCATCAGTCAATTTAAAGGAATTATTATCAATTTTATTGATTTGATATTGATTTGTAGTTGTCAATCCCAATATAGATGTTCCAGTAGTGGAATATTCTACTATTTCACCATCTTTAAACCCATGATTATCAAAATTAACAATATTATAAGCACTTGAAATACCACTAGGCTTAACAATTAATTTTCTGTTTGTAAATTCACCTCCATTTACAATTTCAATACCTGTAACTGAAGTTTGATCAGGAAGAGTTGTGAATTTATGTATCCCTGCAAGACTTGTTGTACCAAATCCGACAGTATTAATTCCTAATATAGAATCATTAAGAGAAGAATATAATTGAACAGTATTATTGTTGATAACATTTACAAAATAAGTTGAATTATTAACTAAAGAAGAAACTCCTATACCAAGACCTATACCATCATTTCCATTAGACTTATAAATTACCTGTTGATTATTCCTAAATGTATGATTTTCAAGAAATGTAAGTTGACTTGTAGAAGTATTAATTCCTCCAGCATTAGTAGTTGACCTACCATCAAAACTAACACTTCTAGATTTCTTAATAATTACTGGATTTAATACAGCATTACTATTTCCCCCACTAACACCAATAGATACAACTCTGTCTATATCAAATCCTTGAGGATCTACATCAATTTTTGTAATAGGACCGCTAACTACTGGTTGTATTAATGCTGTAATACCAATACCTGTTTCAATATCTATTTTAGGAAGATTAATAACATCATAATCACTTCCTTCATTTAAAACATTTACATTTTTTAATGGGCCATAATAAATTTTATCATTAGATTTATAATTTGTAATTTCTACTCCATTAATTAACATTCCAATGGAACCTGGAGTTGTTTCAACTTGATTTCCTCTATTAATAGTTGATTCTAAAGAGAATTTTTTAAGTAATTTCTGAGGTCCTATTATATTTGTTTTCTGAGAATCTAAAGTAAATCTATGTCCACCAGTATTAATACCACTACTATTAGAGGGAACATTTAATTCTATAAAATTAGTACCATCCACAAAAGATCGGGATGTATATAACTTCATCTCTTTTGTAGTAGTTCCTATTCCAACATAATAAGATCCTGTATCTAATCCAATATAAGGAGTTTGCCATGATTCAGGTTCATAATAAACCTTATCACCATTTATAAATTTTAGATTATTATTAAATTGAAGAGTTTTATAATTGTTAGTTACAGGATTCTTCTCTGTCAATCCAGCTGCTACAACTGTTTCAACATCAATTGCAATATTATTAATATAATTTAATGATCCAGATCCACTTCTTCCTGATGGTAAGGAATTAGATGCAATATAGGTGGTATTAGCACTACCAACATACAAATTTTGAACATCAGAGAGTATCTTTCCATCTTTGAGAGGTACTTTATCACTAAAAGCCGTATTAACTCTTCTTCTAATATCATATATTCCCTCCTCCAATGCTACAAGATTGGTATTATCACTTAAAGTTATAACTTTACCATCAATATCTTGAACTTGAAGACCTCCATCCCCACCCTTTACAACAACATTTGAGTTAGATTTAACTATTTCGACATCATCACCTAATTTAAGACTTGATCTATCAGTATCTCCCGTAGTTGTGCAACCAGCACCTACAATAACACCCAATTTATATCTTACACTAGTATTGTATATCCATGAATTTGCAAATATTTCTTTATAAGTCTTATTAGTATCAGGATTTTCAATTAAATCTCCAATATTACTAACACTAATAATTTCACCTTCATCTATAGAAATATTTTTAGATACTTGTTCAAAATCTGATAAAACTCCAGTTAATCTTAATTGAACTTTTGTTCCATCAATATTACCATCTTCATAACCAAAATAGATATCATTATTTCTTACAACATCTGCAGTTTGTATTGAGGCTCCAATACCTGTACATCCAAAAAATTGATTAATACTTTTACCAGTATAATTAATATTTGTATTAATTCCAGAAATAATAGTACCTGTAGTTCCAAATCCTACAGTAGAATCTACAAGTATTGTGGAATCTTCAGCAGCGACATTTTCTAATACTTTAGATGCTGGTGTAATACTAAAATTACCTTGTATGGTTGATGCAGATTCATCATATCCCATAAAAAGTGAAATTTTATAATATTGCTTATTTTCAGTTAAAGCTACTCCAACTCTAGTGAAAGGTTCTACTTCTGAAACAGATGCATTTGTACTTAAATCTGATTCTTTAAATATTGTTTGGCCAACCAATTTAGAAGGATCACCAGAAATTAAATCTGCTATTATTATTTCTCTTCTAACAAAATCAGCTGAAGATGGCTTAAGTAAATAGTCCTCTAAATTAATAACTTTAGGGGTTTCCCCATAAAGAACATTAAATAATATTCTAAATGACTCATTTGTACCTTTTGACTCATATAATGATCTTGCATTCTTTATAAAATTACCCGCATTTACATTAGAGTCAAAAGAAACGTCTTCTAAACCAGGCGTTAAAGTAGATTTCTGTTTTTTGTAAAATTCTTTAAGAAATAGAGCACTTAAATTCTGTATTGATGAATCAGCAGAATGAGATTCTTTATGTGTATCACTAAAAACTAATTCTCCTTTATTTAATTCTTGATGATAACTAGTAATACCACAAAATCCCCTAATACATCCAGTAAAAGTATTTGTAGTTAATCCAGTATATGTAATAATTTCATTATCAATTTTTAACAACCCATATTCTTTAGGAAATCCCTTAGTAGTAGAAACTTCAATATTATTAGCAGTACTATTAATACCAACACTTAATGTTGTAGAATCAACTACTACATTAGGTGTTAAATTATCTAATTTTAAATATTGATCTAAATTATCTGTAATGTCAACAGGGCCACCCTGATATTCTTGAGAAATATAATATTGTTTTAAAAAATCTACCGTATTGGGAGATTCACTTAAAACAAACTCAGGTAATTGATTGTCAATTATTTCCTGAATCTTAACTTTAGATTCAAAACCAGTCTGTATCATATTACTGTCGTTTTAATTGTCCGTTGGAATAACTAGATGTGTAGAAATCTTTAATAAAGGTGGTGCCTGTTACTTCATCACCAGAACTAATAACATCCCTCACCATATTTATTTTACTTTTAGAAAGACTTAAATTGATATACAATTCTCTTAATCCTACAACATCATTTGATTCAGGAATTGCTTGTATTTCGATAATTCCCGAAGTATTAAGAGTTGAAGTGATATTTATTGTATTCAACAATATTTCTCCTTTAATATAATCTACAGTTCCTGCAGATTTAGCTACAACATTATATGTACCATTATCTAATACATCTATAATAGAAATTACTCCTGTTTTTAAGTCTGCATTAGGAATATCAGTTATATAAACTGTTTTTGTAGTACCAGAAATTTTAAATCCCGTAGATTTAATATTAAATCCTGCTTCATTGACATGGAATTGATTTCCATAACATAATTCATACTGAGCAAATTGATTTAGAGCTGCTTTTAAATCTCTTCTAATTTTTACTCTTGTAATATTAGAAGTTATAGCAGTATCTGTATTATCAATAACTTGTTGAACCTTACTATACTTAAATCTTCCACCAAATTGATTTAAATCAACTGAATTAGCATATGTAGTAAGAGAATTTACTACACTTGTCTTTAGTGCAGCTGGAGTAGATATCTTTGTATTATCAAAATAAACAGCAGAGTCAAGTTCCACATATAGCATCTTGAGATCTGTTATTTTTTGATTTATTCCAGATACAGTGTACTGCTTTAATTTGGATAGAATGAGAGATTTGTTAAAATCGGAAACAAAAGATCCATTTTTAGGTTTTATACTAATATAAACGTTTCCAAACTCTGGTGGATCCATCTCCTCCCCGCCTACAACGGCAACAGATTCAGTATCAGGGTATATTTGCTTAACTATCGCTTCATAGTCTCTAGGAGTGACTGCACGGTACTGTGAGGAGTATACTCTAGGAGCATAATATTTGATTGAACTCACCTCTTCAATATCAGAACCGTTCTGAGAAGCTTGATTAGTAATTACAGTTGGTGAAAGAGTTAAAGTAAGTGGCGTATATTGGGAATTGTAAGGATTAATAGATACAATCTTTCCAGAAAAGGAGAATGAATTAGTGGGAGATCCGATACCATTACCTTCTTTACCGTCAGTAATGATATATTGAACGGTAATAACTGATTCATTTTCTAATTTTTTACCAATATGGCCATCACCAAAGAGTAATTCATACTTTTCATCTTGTATTTCCTGAATTAGGAATATTTCTGATGTCGAATCTACATTTAAGATATTTTCTACTAAAGAATATTCATTTCCTAATGCATTTTGATCAGCTGCACTTGCCGAATTAACATATACTCTAATTGTTGAGGTATCAATACCTGTATTATCTAATATAAACCTTTGATCTAATGAAGTATCTGCAGTAAATGTTTTTGTTATAAACGTACCTTCTTTAATACCAATATTAGAAAAAGATGCTTGATATGTTCCATTTACTTTGACAATGGGTGATGATATATTTTCAGAAACCGAAAAGATGTATGATGTATCAGTTGCATTACCAGTACATACTAAACCTGCCTGTAAGGTCGCTATAGAGGATCCTGGATCGGTTGTACCTAAACTAGCGATAAATGATATTCTTGCTTCTGCGGCAGTTCTAGAACGTGGTACATATCCAATATTTCTTGCTAGGGAAACTACATTTTCTCTTAAGGTAGCAGAGTCTAAAAAAGACTCATTAACAATCATATTAGAGTTAAATGCTGTAATATAAGTGTTATAAGCTAACGTATCAATTAAAACAGAAAAATTAGACCCCTCAAAGTCAAATCCCGTAAACGTAGAGTTAGCACGGAGATAATCTTTGATAGAGGTCTTTATTTGATCAAAATCAAGGTTTGTAAATTTAGTAAACGGCATTTTATCTTGTTGACTCTAAAAGGAATGCATATTCTTGTGCAGGAAACTCTTGTCCAACAATATCATAATATACCGTTACCTCAAAAGTATTATTATCTGGTTGTGGATTAACCAATACTCTTACATCACTAATTCTAGGCTCAAAGTTATCTAATGCAACTTCAATTTGCTCTTGAATTGTTGAGGCAGTACCAAAATCAACAAAATTAAATAGACTATCATAAACATCCGAACCAAAGGTAGGATTAAAAAACTTTTCCGTAGGGATAGTCTGAACTATATTACGTACTGATCTACGAATCGCATCTTCGTTCTTTAATACCTTTAGATCATTTGTGATAGGATGAGGAATAAAGGATAAACTAATATCTTTATATACCCGTGATACCCTTCTAATAGTCATTGAACAAGGTTTTTCTTTATTTATACCCAGTTCTTAATATTCTACTTTCTTTGAATAATCTTTTATATTATAAAATTATAATTAATTATCATTCTATTAGAATTCTTTTTAGGAGAAGAAGATGCATGATAAGTATTACCAGAGAAAAAAACTGCTCTACCTTTTTTTGGATTTATCTCTTTTATAACCTTTTTACCAGATTTATCAGAAAAAATTTTAGTTGGGCCATCACTATCATTAACATAATATAACATAGTATTATGTTCGTAATCGTGATCTATATGAGGAAAATGTGGTAAACTGGTTTGATTTTTAACAAACATTCCGGCTCTTATCCTAAACAACCCTGTTGGGGATAATCCTTGTTCATACTTATCTAATGCTTCCAATAAAACAGGATATGTACATGCATAATATCGTGATCTACCTTCCTCTCCAAAAATTACATGACTGAATCCACTATTCGTATCTATATTCTTATGTGTTATTGAACTATAAAAATACCACGGAAAATTATTACTAGAAAAATCGGTTTCTATGGCATTTTGATATCCTTTTGATATTACATTATCAATTATAGTGAATTTCATATAGTAAAATCATTTTCCTTGACCTCTTCTTTTCTTACGAGCCGAGTTACGAGAGGTCGCCGCATACTTTGTATGCTTGCCATTTCCTTGTCGAGTCTTCTTCGGGGGCGATTGAATAAAATCTCCACCACTAATACCACTGCTTGCTTTAACCATTAATCTTCTGTGTAAATTTCAGTTTTAATTCGAGAAGAATCGGGAGAACCTGTCTGATAAAATTCAACTGCGAAGTCCTCCATACGATTCATATATTCCATTTGGGTAAGTGCCGTATATACTTCCTTACCGTCTATAAGAATTTTATATAACTCTTGTTTTTTCATGCCCGACTCTAACACGAGGATCGCACCAGATCTCGAAACCTGCGTCTTTCGCATCAAGACAGAAAGAAACATCTTCTCCACACATGTCTTGAACTTCGCCACTCTCGAAAACCTGCATCTTAGGAGCGAACCATGGATAA